TTTAGAGTTATCTTTTATAAGCTTGAAATACAGCTTGAGATTGTAAACTACTTCAGGTTGAATAGCTAGATTTTAAAAGATTTCATAAGAACATTTATAGAATATATATTTTACAACCTATAAGCGATACAACTAGAGGTGGTATACCATGTGCCATAGGGGGTGGGGTGGGTATAGTATATACTTCATGCACAAAATGGAGAGATTTGCTTGTAAACTAGATAGAAGTCGCCCAGCTACAAAGATTCGCATAGAGACTTGCTATATTGCTGGACTGACCCAGATAGATATAGGTGCTTCACCCCCTGGAGAGTAACTAATTATATTATACAGGTACTCCTGCATTTGTCAACTCTAAATGAAAATAAATGTTGTCAACTAGCTGTAAACTTGTTATAATAAAAACATGGTTAATAATTACTTACCTTCATTAGATGGCAAAAGAAAACTTACAGAACAACAAGAAAAGTTTTTAGCAGCACTATCTTCAGAAGCAAAAGGAGATATAAACAAAGCTTTGGATATAGCTGGGTATAAACCTGGAGCTTCTTATGCAGTAATCAATAGTCTGAAAGATGAAATCATAGATGTTGCGACTAAGATTCTAGCAAAATCTGCACCACAAGCTTCAAATAAACTTGTAGAGATATTAAATAGTGATGACCCTATTCCACAGGTTAATGCTAAACTTCAAGCAGCCCAAACCTTGTTAGACAGAGTGGGTGTTGCTAAAAGAGATAAGCTAGATGTTACACATAATGTTGGAAGTGGTATATTTATTTTACCAGAAAAAAAAGAAGTAATAGAAGCAGAAGATGTAGAGGTAATAGATGAAGAGAAGAAATAGTTCTACTATACCTTTTGGTTATAAATTACTAGAAGATAATAAAACTCTAGTAAAGGTTGATAAGGAATTATCAGCTTTGAATGAGATTAAAGATGGTGTTAAGTCAGGTGCTTTTAGTTTAAGAGGAGCAGTTGAGATATTAGAACATCAAACTGGGCGAAAGTTATCTGCAATGGGATTGAAAAAGATTATTGACAGAGAACCTGAGCCAGAACCAAATGGATTATTAAGTAGAGATGACAAGACAGTATAATTACAGCATTGACCAGAAAGCTAAGATGGCTGCTAGAAAAGCTGTCAAAGAAAAAGAAAAAGAAATTAAAAGATTAAAAAAGAATCTTGAAAATAAAACGACTAGACTTAAAGCAAAGAAAGAAGCTTTAGGTGTAGTTCAAAGAGCAGAGGATGACAAAGTATCTAAGAAGGGTACTGTTATGACTGACAATCAATATGATACTCTGCCAAAGAAAGTTAAAACTCTTTTAGAAGAAGAGAAAGAAAGAATTGTATTTAAACCTAATGTAGGTCCACAAACAGAATTTCTTGCAGCAGGAGAGCAAGATGTTTTATATGGTGGAGCTGCAGGTGGTGGTAAGTCTTATGCAATGTTAGTTGACCCATTAAGGTATATGCACATCAAAGAACATAGAGCTTTACTGTTAAGAAAGTCTATGCCTGAGTTAAGAGAATTAATAGATAAATCTAGAGAGCTTTATCCTAAAGCATTTACAGGTGCTAAGTTTAGAGAAGTAGAA